GAAACTTTAGAAAATGTTCCAGATCCGGATGCAACTGTCAAGTCTTTATGTTATTGCTTATGTTTAAGCCCCAATACAAGGGATAGACTGGAGAATTTTTTTGACTTCCATGCCATGCAGCCAAAACCTGAATGCCTGAAAAATGATGCACTTTCAGAAGATGATGAAAAAGCAATTAAAATGGCATTCAATTTGTTTTCTGGCGATACCCCAAGTATTAACAACTATGGGGATTCAATCAATCAGGTAAAGGAATGTAAAAGTTATACGGTAAAAGATCTGTTTTGCAGCTCTTATGCACCATATTTTTGGCAGGCAATCCAGATCCGTTATCCAGAATATACCAAGTAATATAGCAAATTGGAAAAAGTCATGGAAGGAGTGTTTTAACATTGGCTGAAAAAGATTCTTCAAAAGAAAGAAAAACTACAGATGAAACAAAATTCGATGTATCAAAGATATTTTCTACTCCCCCAGAGAAACCGAAAACAATAATAAAGAGTTTTAATCTGAAAGAAGAAAATGTAAAAAAATTAGAGGAAATCGCACATGCTCAGAATATGTCCCTTTCGAAGGTATTGAATGAAATTCTTTCTAATATTGTAATTTGACATTCCTATTGAATTACCGAAAAAATAATGAGGGACTGGATTTCCTGTAAACTGGCTGCAACCTTTTTGGGATTTTTATGCATCGTCTCAATATATAAATGAACTGATCGACAATGACTTAAAAAATAGTAAAGAGAAAAAAGGAGATAAGAAAATGAAAAAATTTGAAATCGTAAAAACAACAGCAGAAATCAGCTGGAAAGAAAGGAATGAAATCAAGGAAGGATGCACGATGTACGATGTGGATCCGGAAAAAATTGCTTCATTCGGAACCAAAGAGGAAGCCGAAAAGGAATTGAAAAAATACAAAACGGATGTTTGCGCATCCGGAAGCCTCTTCACGGTCGAAGAGTTTTCGATCCAGGAAAACGAATATGACGAAGACGGCGAGTGGATCGGAGGCGGAGATATTTGGAAGTTTACTCCAATGGAAATTTTCGTGGTCGACAAAGAAACGCGGAAAACGATCGCAAAAGTCAAAACTTACGAAGAGGCGGAGGAGGCCGCAGAAGAGTATGAGGGCGATGCGGGCGCCGATATCGTGTTTTACGAATAAAAAAATAGTCGTGTCGAAATGGCACGGCTTTTTTTATTTGCAAAAAAATGCACATTATACGTATAATGTGCTAATATATAATCACAGAAAGGAAATAAACAAATCAGAAAGGTGGTAGTAAAAATAGAAGAAAAAGTGGTAATAACGAATAGTTCGGAAGCAAAGAATTTAAATGAAAATGAATATTTCACTGCATATTTTAATGACGTAAAATATGGTATGACAGATTATTACGAGGACCTTGATGGTAACGGAGCTGCAGAAGTGGTGCAACGAGCAGAAATAATGAGGAGACGCAGGGATACCAACCCCTGCGTCTTTTCTATAAAAAACTATTGGGAAACTTGAAAAAACTATTGACTTTTGTACTCCAATGGAGCACAATATAATTAACAAAGGAACACAAAACAAAAAAGAGAAAGGCGGAAACAACAATGACAAGATACGGAGAAGAATACAAACTGAACACGGAAGAAATGGAGAACATCGCAACCTATATGAACGATGAGATCAGAGAAGACCTTCACTTCGAGATGGCTCCATGTGAACCGGAAGAGTTTCTGAGAGCTTACGTAGAAAAAGATCCAGATTTTGAAGAGCTGCTGAACAGCGAGTTCTCAATCGAGCTGTAAAGAAAGGGGAGGAAAAGATGTACTGGAAAGAGATCCTAGATATTTACGAAAGAATGGGAGTGGAGAACATCATTCCGATTGCGCACACGAGAATTAAACCGAACATAAAAGTATTGCTCGACGAGAGTGGAAATTTCGTTGGGGCAACACTGAATGAGCAAGATCGTTTTACGATTCCGTGCACGATTGAATCAGAGTCAAGAACGAGTGGATGTGCACCGCACCCGATTCATGATAATATGCAATATTTATGCAACGAGTACAATGACCCGAAATGCAAAGAAAAGAACGAAAGTTACATGAAGCAGTTAGGAGAATATATCGAGGAAGTAGACGACGAGCTGGCGAAATCAGTGTACAAATTTCTCGAAAAAGGACTTCTCAGAGAGTGTATCAAAGATCTTTTAAGGAAAGTAAATCTTCCGGAAGAAAAGGTAATGATTTGTTTCGTGATGGTAACGAGGGAAACCCTGACAAGGGCCTCCATATCGGACGAATACGAAAGATTTTGCCTGTACGCGCTACAAACAGGAGACGGGCAAGACCTCCAATGGCGTGACTACTATCTGAAAAAGCTGGATCCAAACGGAATATGCAGTATAACAGGAAAAGCTGATTTCATACCACCAACTTATCCGAAAGCAATACGAAACCCGAGAGACTCAGCAAAATTGTTCGTCGGCGGAGCGCCCCAAAAGCAAAAAGAAAAATTAAACTCAATGCCGGTGATCAATCCGGGATATGTGATCACACAGAAAATCATTCACACACTACAGTGCATGAACTACGAAGGAGCACAATGGGCATATCAAGTGGTCCGGGAAAACAAAGGAATAACAAAAGAAGTGATAAACAAAATTGAAAACGATCGTGAAATGACAGAGGAAGAAAAGAAGAAATTCGAGAAAAAAATAGTAAAAAGTTTTAACAGGATAAAACAAAATAAAGAGTGGATGGCGAAGAAAGACGGGGAAGAAAGTTATGACGATTAAAGAGATAAGAGAACGCTCCGGACTTTCACAAGGAGCTTTCTGCAAACGGTATGGGATCCCGAAAGGGACCTTGTGTCACTGGGAGAGTGGAGAAAGAAAGCCGCCGTCGTATGTGCTGAATTTGTTGGAAAGAGTTGTTGAACAAGATAAAATAAGAGGGGAGAACTAAAATATTTGAGAGGAGAAACTATATGAATTTAAAAGATGAAAAAATTTTATCGGCGTTCGAAGAAAAACAATCAATAACAGGTGTGCATAAAATTACTGGGTATAATTGGCAACAAATAGCAAAGGTATTATCTACGTATGGAATTGTTGCAAATGATACTCATGAAATTATTTTGAATTTATATGATCGAGGAAAAAATGCAAAAGAAATTTCTGAAATAACTGGTTATGCAGAAACGACAGTTCATGCCTATTTACCGAGGGTAAGACCTGCATATAATGAAAACATTTCTGAAAACGCAAAACGGATAAAGAAATATAGACAAAACAAATAATATACGTACAAAAGACCGTGTCAAAAATTGACGCGGTTTTTTATTTGACAGGATAGACACAATGTGCTAAGATCTGAATGTGTCATTTTCGTGTCATGGGATCGTTGGAAAATGGCGTATTTGCGGGCAGAATAAGAGGTATGGATACTTGACTTTTAATCAAGTTGTCCGGGGTTCGAATCCCCGATGCTTCATCAAATGGAAACGGCTGAAAACCTTGATTTTACTGGGTTTTCAGCCGTTTTTCTGTTACAAAAATGAAATTGTAAAAAATGGTCGTACGACAAAGTAGAATTTAAGACACTTCAAGAGACATTTCTTAATGAATCTGATATACTGTAAACACTACAGAAAGAAGGATTTTTATTATGTCTCGAACAAGAAGAAATTTCTCAGCCAAATTCAAATCAGAATTAGTGATTGAACTGCTCAAAGGAGAAAAAGACTTAAATACAATCGCAACCGAAAACAATATTCAGCCGAATCTTCTCCGCAACTGGAAGAAGGAGTTCCTCGATAAAACATCCGTGGTTTTTGATGACACACGAGAGGATAATCTGAAAGAAAAACTCGCTTTAGAGCGCAAGGAAAAAGCTGAAAATGCGAAAAAAAGTCGGCCAGCTATTAGGAGAATAAAAGTATGGGAGCTGTAAAAATATCAAAAGGTATCTACGAGTATAAAGGATACAGAATTAGTAATTGTGGTTATTATGAACCAGATCATTGTATATGGTGGGAAGCCGTTGATATGAAAACGGGATGTGCTGATTATCACGCAACTACAAAGAAGTTTTTAATGGAACAAATTGATGACGATTTAAAAAAATAAAGACAAGTAAAACCAATCTTTCATTTGAATAGATTGGAGGTGATTTGTTGAACAGCATGAATTTGCGGAAAGCAAACGGGATCAGACTCCTGGCGGAAATGCCGGAGAGATAGATATGGATACAGAGTTTCTTGATATTTCGAAAATGTCGG